TCAATCTGTTTTTTTACATTCTTCTAATTCTTTTCTTTCTTCGGGGGTAAATGGTTTTAAATCACCTGAAAGTTTCTGTATCTTTCCATAAATAGCTGCTTCTATAATGCTCATTTATTATTCCTCCACTTCAGGCAATCCAGATATACTTGTAAGTACAGACAAAACACCAGCCAATAAACTTGCTGATGCTACTGCAAGCCAATTTACATCTTGCATAACTGCTGCTACGCCAATCGTAGCCACCGCTGTTTGAGCCATCGTCTTTATCGCTCTGATACCCGCAGCCTTAAGCCAAACATTTGTTTTATTTTTCATATTATTACTTCCTTTCGCTTTCTAAATCGGCAATTCTATGATTAATAATTTTAAGTTGTTCTTCTTGCACACTTGTTTTTTCTTCGAGGTGATACATTCGCTCAACTAAATTATTATGTTTATCTACTTTCTTTTCTAATTCACTTATACGATAGGTTGTTAATTTATTACCTGCTAAAATACCGCCAAAAGTACCGATAAGTGCCAATCCACCAGAAATAAGTGCAGAAATCACGCTTGAATCCGTATCCATCACTCCTTGATTTTTATCAATGTATTGCTATCAATAGCGAAGTAGGATTGGTTCCTGAACTTTTTATAGTTCCAGTTTTTATCATACCTGCGTCAATACTTCCAGAGGAAATTTGACCAGCGTCAAGAGTGCCTGTCTTAATGGCATTTCCATTTAATGTACCAGCAATAATGGTATTACCATTTAATGTATTTGCTTTTATAGTATCTCCATCAAGAGTACCTGTTTTAATAGCTTCGCCACTCAGCGTGTCTGCTTTTATAGTATTACCATTTAAAGTGCCTGACTTAATGAGATTTGCGTTTAAAGTTCCTGCGTTTATCCAATCGGCAACTATACCTTCTGTTGCAAGGATTTTTAAAACAGCATTTCCATTTTTATCAACTCCTGCTATATATGTCTTTCCACCGTCAGATGATATAAAAATACCGTCAACAGTCTTTTTCCATATTGTTTTGCTATCGGATAAATTCTCTTTATCGTGCATATAACAAATAATTGAGCCGTCATCTTGGCTTTCTATTGTTTCATAATAACCCATAGCATTTGTTGCAAGCTGATTCATCTGCTGCACTCTGATGTCATACTCGGATATTTGCATTTCCGCTTGCTTTTTAGCCATAGCAATTATTGTAGCCGACTGACTTCCTCCGGCACGATTCTTTTCGTTGAATGTTTCTGCGTCACAAGCTATCTGCATTTTATTGTCAATGTTAAAAGTAACGCTTGTAATATATGTCTTGTAAGCATTTCCGCTGTAATCATATATGGTAACAATATCTCCCGCCTCTATTGACGGGTCGGAAAGTATCTCTCCCTCGAAAGGCGTTATCGTTTTTTCAAGGATATTGTTAGTAAAGGCTTGAGATAATGTATTAACAGCACCTTGTGCAAGCGGATTATCTTCTATATTCACTGCGTAACCGCTATGACCGATTATGTAAGTCTTAGAATCCTCATCTGCTGTGGTAATCAACGCACAAGTAACCGTAACACCATCTGATATTTTCTGTCTTTCAATAATTTCTCTGTTGGTATCTTCGTACCACCTCATATGTGCAATACCGTCTACGTCGATTCGCACAAAGCAACAAGCTAATTGTGCAACATAAGATATAATATCTCTATATGTTGTATTTTCATTTATGAAATCTTTACTTTGTACATAAAATGTACTATTTGGAAAGACAAGCGAAGCATAAGGTACTCCGCAGGCTGTACAAGCGTCGCTGAATATCGACAAAAGCATTTGTGGAAATCTCAAGCTTGAATTATAAGGTTTATCAAACTTAGACATTGCGTCATAAGCTACAATCGAAACGAAATTTTCATTTTCAGTAATTTCCTCTGTGTAATAGATACCTTTCTTTATCCATTCGGTCTTTGTTGTACCGTCGTATTTTTGCTCAATTACTAAGCCTATCCTGACATCAAACTTTGCATTTGAAAAATCTATATCAGAAAGCTGCTTATTACTGTTGTCAAGTTCGAGCACAAGCTCTTTGATGATAGCACAGCCTACATCAAAACTGCCCTCATTAGATGTTGCGTCATTGATTTTTAAGCCGTTCTGCATTATGTCGCTATCGGTAAATATTTTTTGTGTGTTATCTGGAAAAGTACATATAACCTTTGCTTTAAAAGTTCTGCCTGACTGCTTAACCAACTCTTTATATTCTGATGATGTATTTTGCAACTATGACACCTCACATTTCTATAAAACTACACGATATATTCGTAACTCTTTGGGTTTCATCAATCCAAAGGCTGTAATCTGCTGACATATCACCCGTATAAAATCGCCCTGTCATATATCCACCCGACATTATGTCTGGATATGTAAGCATTACAACTGCACCCTTGTTTTTGCAAAAATTTGCAAGCTTAGAAGCCTCTACCCACGAAAGCATGGTCCAAGTAAAGCTTAGAGTACGTTTCTGTGCAATAATATCCTTTGACATTGAACCGTCACGAGTAGAGCGACCGCTCTCATCACTTGATAAGTCTGATAACTGCCAAGTACAACCTGTCGGAGAACTCATTTCAATACCGTTTATTTTAAACATTCAAAGCACCTCCATAACGCCTATTTTTCCTCTTACGAACCTTAACAATTTTTCTTTCTATAAGCTCGCTATCAAGATATGTATTGTTTACATACTGCGTTTCTTCGCTATTGAGCAAATCATATATTTTCTGCAACATTCTAATAACTCTTTCATAACAGACAGTTGTTTGCTGAGTTTCCGCTATCATACCTTTAAGTTTTGAAAGCGGAGAGATAACCTCAGGGTCACTTGAAGCGTTAGGGTTATCACCGACCATAGCTAAAGTCGGAGCAGTCGCCAAGCCACCTTTGGCGAGCTTAGGTATCTGAGGAACAGGGATTTCATTCAGCCAATCGAACGGCTTCCAACCCCAGAAATCCAATCCTTTTATGGTTCTTAAGGCAGTGTTTATGCCATTGAAAGGCTGAGCGACTACCCAGTTTAAACCGTCGATAATGCCGTTTACAACAAATTTAAATGCACTTAGAATACCGTCCTTAATACCGTCAAAGATTTTTCCGCCGATTGAAAATACATTCTTAATGCCTTCCCACGCTCCAGAAAATACATTTTTAAACCAGTCAGTAACATGGGAAAACGCTCCTTGAATACCTTTCCAAATGCCACCAAAGAAATCTGATACGCCATTCCAAGCATTTTTTACACCGTTCCAAGCATTAGTAAATGCGTCACTAAACCAAGTACCGACAGCGGAAAAAGCGCCGCATATACCGTTCCATACTCCGCCGAAAAATTCTCCCGTTGCGTTCCACGCTGTGCATACACCATTCCAAGCATTAGTAAATGCGTCACTAAACCAAGTGCCAACAGAGCTGAAAACATTACAAATACCGTCCCATATTCCTTGAAAGAACTCAACTACCGTATTCCAGACGGCACAAATACCGTCCCATGCACTTGTGAAAAAGCCCGATATTGCGTTCCATACTGTTTCAGCAACGCTGCATATGCCGTTCCAAACTGTTGTCCAACCGTCTCTGAACCATTCGCAGTTGTTCCATAACCAAGTTATAGCTGTCACGACCGCCGTTATAGCCGCAATTATCACACCGAATGGATTTGCATTAAGAACTAAATTCAATGCTTTCTGCACAGCGGTAAACGCTGTAACAACATTTTTAGCTATGTTAAGATTTTTGATGAATGAAACAATCTTTGATACTGCAAACGCTGTACCTATTGCTACACCTAAAGCTGTAATTACATCAACTGCATACTCATTTCCTGCTATCCAGTTCAAAGCGTCACCTATTGCTTTAAGTACAGTTACAATAACTCCACCTGTCCATTTTGCTATAGGTTTCAAGAAGTTCTCAAATAACCAATCAAATGTCGGTTTAACTTTTTCTATAACCCCATTAAGAATAGATATAGCATTTGCAAGAATACTCAGAAATATAGGTACAATCTCATTCATTACCCAAGCTCCAAGCGGAGTAAGAACATTTTCCCAAAACCACAGCAAACCCTCACCGACATTCTCAGCAAATGGTTCTAACGCCTTCCATAATTCATCGAGAGCGGAATTGATTTTACCCCAATCAATATTAGACATCATCAATGTGATTGCATCTATAAACCGAGGTAAACCCTCACCGAGTACCCACTTACCAATAGGTTTTAAGAAATCATTATAGAAATCTTTTAACCCCTCCCAAGCGAACTTTCCAAGTTTGTCAAACTGTTCCTTTAATCTGCCAAGTGATTTTTTTACAGGCTCTATTGCTCTATTGATTTTCTCAAAAACTTTTTTAACCGTATCACCGAATTTATTGTAAGCGCTTTCATCAGATTTCAGACCTGAAGCTGATGAAGCAATAGGTGTCACCGTGTTATTTGTGGTATTAGAAGTCACATTATCATCAGACTTACTTGTATCCGCACTCAAAATATTCAGCTGGTCAAAGCCTGCAACTGCTTTTTTGAGTTTTTCTGCCGCTTTTGTGCTTTTATTCAGATTGTCAGTAGATTCAGCAGCACTACTCGACAATGCTCCAGTAGAATTTGCCGCACTTGATACAGAAGCTGTTACAGCATTATTGCCACCCCAGCCAAACATTTCACTAAGAGCATTAGAAGCCATTTTTGCATATTCTGTAAGCGTTTGAATTGCTGATGTGAGATTTTGCACAATAGCTGTTGCCGCTTGTAATATAGGCTGTCCTATAACAGCAAGCAATTGATTCCAAGCCTCTTTTAAGTTACCTGTTACATTCTCCCAGCCGTCCGCTTCTCGTGCCGCCTGCCCCATAGCACCTGAAAGCTGGTTAGCGTCTTTGACCATTTGCAAAAGTGTAAGCTGTTTCTGCGATTCTGATAAATCCTGAAATGATTTACCATACAGCTTATTTGCGGCAGTATTTCGAGTTGTTTCTGTACAGGACAAACCGAGAGCTGCGTCGTTTTCATAGTTGCCTTTGAGGAATGATTTCAGGCTTTCTGCGGTATCTTCAAGTGAACGGTCATAATATGCCGCACTATCTGCTGTGACCTGCAAAGCCTCTTCCATCATCGAAAGAGCGTTTGCAGAATCCATTCCAGTAGTTTTTGCAAAAGCATAAATACTCGTTCCTACGCCTTGCAAGCGTGACTGAACTATACCGCTTGAATCTGCAACTCTTTTCATAGCTGCTTC